CTTTATCTACTATAATAGGTTGATTGAAACCAAACTCTTTTATGCTTTTTGCAACTTTTTTTACAGGTTGATTTTTTCTTGGATTTTTGTCATATGGTTTTATTTCATCAATCGGTTTTGTTAAAACTTTCATCACTTATAACCCCTTGTATAACAAGAAAGCTTATAAATAAGTAATACGCCTCTTGCCATAAATCTATATTGTATTTATCTTGAAATTGCTGTGCTCCTCTTTGATGTAATTCTGTGTGCATTTCTCTACTCAACGGTACACATGTGAAATGTCTTGAATTAGGTTTGTTACGGTTTGCTCCCATTCCTAAAGCATGTAAATGATGAGGGTCTGATACATGATTACCAGATACGCAACACTTTTTACCTCTTATAAAATCTACATATTCTAAAGAATATTTTTTTATAAATTCATTGTTCATTTCAAAACCTCTATTCCAAGTCTTTCCTACGATAAATAACTCCACATATCTGACATTTTTCCAGTATGATTTTTGGTGAAGTGCAGTCTGTAGGATTTATACATTTGTCATCTGCAACTTGTCCTTTTAATTCTTTTACATTGTTGTCGAAGTCGGCACGACTAGCTGTCGAAGCCATGTCAAGGAGGGACTGCTTTAAGTCAGGCTCTTTTTTTACAACAGGTAGTAGTCGTACCAACCTCTCATAACTAAGTGTGTCCATCAGTTTTGGTGTGTTTTGCAGATAAGCAGCAAACTGGTCATAGATTTCCATATCTTGTCTTGCAGTTTCTCTAGCAATAGCAACATTGTCTAAAAATTCTGCCCAAGAAGAAACCCAACCATCATAACCTACATAAAGCTTTTCGGTTTTGATTCTTTTAAGCCACATACCTCTTTCTAATCTGCCTTTAAGTATTGCTAAATTAACGTCTTTTAAATGCTCTAGTATTGGTTCTAGTT